ATCTTCACCTAACTAATTGAACTTTTCGTTATAAATAAAAGAAACTAGGAGTCTATAAAAATGTCGGCAGGTTATGATGCACAATCGCAAAATACTATTGATCGTAACACAAGAAAGTATTCAGATTTAGATTTATTTTTTGGTAAAAAAATTTCTAATAAAGATGTGAATACAGTTACAGATGTTGAAGCGGTTAAGCGTTCTATTCGTAACCTCGTGCAATTGAATAGTTATGATAAACCTTTTCACCCAGAGATAAGTGGTGGTGTTAGAGAAATACTATTTGAATTAATGACACCAATAACATCAGCAGTTCTTGCAAGAAAAGTTGAAGATGTTATTATTAATTTTGAACCAAGAGCAAGACTTGTTGGTGTTCGTGCTTTTCCAGATTTTGATCGTAATGCTTATGAAGTTGTTGTTGAATTTTATATCGTGAACGCTCCTACTGAACTTGTTGACTTAACAGTTATGTTAGAAAGATTACGATAATGACTACAAACCCAAAAAGACTTAATGTTACAGAATTTGATTTTGATGATATAAAAGAAAACCTAAAAACTTTTTTAAGAGCTCAATCACAATTTACAGATTATGATTTTGAAGGTTCTGGTATGAGTGTTCTTTTAGATACTCTTGCTTACAATACTCACTATCTTGGTTTCAATGCAAATATGTTAGCAAATGAAATGTTTTTAGATAGTGCATCTTTACGTTCAAGTATTGTTTCTCATGCAAAAATGTTAGGTTATGAAGTATCATCTTGTACTGCACCAACAGCATTACTTAACGTAAGTTTAATTACCACAAGTCCTTCTTCCACTATGCCAGCTGGAACTGCATTTACTACAACACTAGAAGGGACAAGTTATCAATTTGTAACAATATCTGATATAACGGCGACTAATGCTGGAAGTGGTGTAAATTTTGATAGTGTTCCTATATATGAGGGAACTTATGTTACAACAAAATATATAGTGGATACCTCTGATGTAGAACAAAGATTTATAATACCAGATAATAGAGCTGATACAACTACTCTTACTGTTAAAGTTCAAACATCTGCAACAGACTCATCTAGTGTAACATATACAAAGGCAACAGACATATCACAGTTATCATCATCTAGCACAGTTTACTTTTTACAGGAAGTTGAGAGAGGAAGATTTGAAATTTATTTTGGTGATGGTATCGTAAGCCAAGCAGTATCAGATGGTAATGTCATTGTTCTTTCTTATGTTGTTACAAATAAAACTGCAGCCAATGGCGCATCATCATTTACATCACCATCATCAATAGATGGTGTAAGCACGATTAATCTAACAACAATTTCTTCTGCATCTGGGGGTGCAGAGCCAGAGAGTTTAAAATCTATAAAGTTACAAGCACCACTAGATTATTCTGCTCAAGGAAGATGTGTAACAATAGAGGATTATAAAGTTTATGCAAAAAA